TAGAGATTGCATTCTGATTAGGATGCAATACTATTCTAGGGAGAGTAACATTTTGTTCTTCGTCTGCAATAGTTAGAACATCTCCACCCTCTACAGTAATCGTTCCATTGAACTTCTTCAGAAAAGGTAGCAATTCCTTTGCATCAAAAACAATTTCTCCATCACTATGATTAGTGACCTGCAAATTGATATTCAGACTAAGGGTTGTATTGGCATTCCAAATCTCTAATACATCTCCTTCCAAAGAACAGGATACTAAATCGTGTAGATTAGTATTCACTAATCCATACTTACCCTTTCCTTGAATATCTGAAAGTGCATTACTGAGAACTTTTGCATCAATTTCAAATTTCATATTTTACCCTCTTGTAGTTCCGGAATACCATTCCACTTAATGTTAGGAGGATTGCCTTCTCTAACAGTCCAAGACTTACCAACTAAATTTCCATTAGTTCTACTACCGACTAGTTCTGCAACGAAGTGAGTTTCACCCTTTACTTTCTTTCTAGTGCAATAGATTTCTTGTTCTAACTTTCCTCCCCAATCTTTCCAATTGGGCATCATTCCTACAGGAGAGTTATCTAGATACTTCTCTGTTTCGTGAGTAATATAAATTACATCACAGTTCAGTTGGTAAATAGTTTCCAATAGATGATAGAAGATATTGTTTCTTGCACCATATTGGTATGGCATTACTTTAGTAACTACTCTAGGATTTGGATTTACTTTGAGTAAACAAGATTGGAACCAAGTATCTACTCCATCAAAGACAAAGATAGGATTGTCTCCTTCCTCAATCTTTTGTCTAACATATCTAACGAAGGCGTGGGAGTTATCATCACTCTTGTCAATATCTACAACATTATCTTTGTTCATAACAATCGGGCAATAGACATCAATCTTTTCCGAAGAATTGTGCCATTCTCTCCATGTAGAATCTACTCCCTTGTCCCAATCTAGGACACAGATATTTCTGTCGGGAAAATCCAAAGCAATTCCTGTCTTTCCGCATTTAGGTTCTCCCCAAATACCTAGAACCATTCTAGAATTCTTTGCTTCTCTTTTCTTCTTCATATAATCTGCAAAAGAATTGTTGAACTCTTCTTGCTTCTTTCCGAAGATACTTTTCTTTTGTGCTTGTATATCCTTCTCTACATTTTCCATATTATTATTTAATAATCCCATTTTATTCACCTAACCATTCTACAAAATCAAAATCAATTTTATTGCCCTTAAACTCAGACCAAATTGATAGGATTTCTTCTGCTTCTAGAATCTTACATTCATATCTAATTTCTTTAGTGTCAAAGTGTAACTTCAACATTACACCCTTCTCGCTTCTTCTCATTGTAATAAAGTCAGCACTTGCAATATCTGCAAGATAACTTCCTTCTTTCAATATATATCGTTCATTAATTAACATAATTATTCCTCTAAGGAGATGGGCTTCGCACCCAATTGAGCATCTATTTTTCTCCACAAGTTTACACTTACACTTGCGATGTGAGGGAACGACCCCTTCGGAGTATCAACTAAACCAATCGTCGTCGGTTTCTTCAATCGTTTCGATTTCCACAGGAGAGCCAACTCTCTCTACTACCAATAATCCGGAGACATTGATTGTAACAGGTTGTGGGCCTTCTTCTGTTTGTCTTTGGGAAGTTCTTCCAATTACGATAACATTACTTCCAATGCCAAAGTCAATGTTGATATGTTCCGGAACCCAACATGTAGTCATGTTGTTTCCATTCTCATAATCAAACTCAGCATTCAAGTCTGTAATATTGATGACTCTGTTTCCGTTTCCGTAAGGAGTCATGTTCATATTACAAACTGTTCCATCAGTAATTAGATATCTTTCCTTTACTGCAAGCATAGCATTGTTTGTATGCTGCCTTTCAATATCAACTAGTTCTGCAATCTTAGAAGAGTAGTTCTCAGTGAGAACCTCTACGAAGTTGTAGTTGTTCATATCTCTATAATCTTCATGTTCGGGGTCAAGACTACTATTCATTACTAGGCTATTTAGAGTAACCTCAGTATATCCATAGATATCTTCTCCGTTATCATTCTTAATTACAGACATGTGCAAGAACTCAAAACAGTTTGGTGCAAAGTCAATGCAGCCCTTCTTCTTGTAAGAGAAGTTGTAAGACTTCATTTCTGAATCGTCGCCAACCATTCCATAGAATACTCCTGTCCTTCTAAATTCATTAGCAGGAAGAGGCTTTCCATAGTTTCTGTTAACTGCGCCACTCGGATAGTTCTGAGTAGAATCTAGAGGAATGATTGTATTTCCATCTACTTCTTCTGCTCCTTCCGGTAGTGACTTTACGATTCTTTCTTGAAATTCTCCATTGTGAACTCTCAATACTTTCCACGAACCACTATCTGTTTGTTCTGCCGTAGCAATAAATCCTGCTTCTAGTGCAGCATCCGGATTTCTTGCATACTCTTCTTTTGCTCTATTTCTATTCCATACCATAGTATCTCTAGGAGATTCCAAAGAAACGAAGAACCCAAAGGCCTTCTTTGAAAGAGAATTACTACCACTGTTGGAGGAGGTATTCTTTTGCCTTCTTGCGTTAGCAACATAACTTCTCCACTGTGCAAGTCCAATAGGACTTGACAATTCTATTCCTGTTTCTTTACAAATGCCTTCATATTTTGCCATAGCATCTTCTGCGCTAAGACCTAGAAGGTTTGCTCCTTGTTCTACTTCTGCTTTTATTTTTTCATCCATGTTTCTCAACTCTGTTTTTTTCATATCAATTGCCCTACCATCCATGAGAGTAATACTCTCGGTGTCATAGTAGAGGAACGCCATTCACTTTCGCCTATCACCCGTAATAATTTGTATTTGGTACTGTTATCTAATTCTGCATTGACTACAACATCATGTAAGCCCAAACAGATATCTTTGATGGTTTTGCCATCGTAAAGAAGATTGTGTAATTGGGTTAAGACATTCGTATTTTTATTGATTATTTCATTTAACATATTTTCATATTCTTGTAGTCCCGATTGCACTTGAATTGCTAATGGTTTATTGGATGCAACTGCCGCTTGAAGTTCGGTAATTGTCCTCCTTAAATCACCCTCATATGCCTTAATAAAGGCTAACATTTCCGTTTCGGGGAACCTACCTGCATGGTTTTCCTTAGTAAGTATCTCATTCAATACTCCTAAGATTGTTTGATAAGATAGGGGTTTGAAGTGGTAGTTTGCACATCTACTTTGTAGGGCGAAAATAATCTTACTCCTATCATTGCAAGTAATAATAAATCTAACATTGTTAGAGTATCTTTCCATTATTCTCTTGAGAGCATTTTGTGCATCTGTAGTCATTCCATCCATTTCATCCAATAAGATGATTCTGAATGGAACTTGACCCAATCCACCACTCTGAGCAATCTCCTTAATTTTAGTTCTAACCGTTTCCAACTTTCTATCGTCAGAAGCATTAATCTCAAAGAAGTTATCCAAAGCGTCTTCTCCTAGAATACTTCTAGTTAGGGCTAATCCTGCCGCAGTTTTTCCTGTTCCGCTTACTCCATAAAATAATACATTGGGCATGTTTTGTAACTCTACCCAATTCTCGGCATCCATTACAAAATGCTCTTGTCCTTTTATTTCATGCAATAATTCCGGTCTATATTTTTCAGTCCATAACATCATAATCTCTCCAATCTATCTTCTAGTTCTTGTCTAAGGTCGCCTATTATAGTGCTTAGCCAACCATGAGGCTCTTGAATATCAAAATCTCCTATTTCTTGGCATAAATCATAAACTAGCATTTCCGCATTTTCTGCCTTCCTAATCAGTTCCTCTAATTCTTCGGCATGTTGTGCCTTTTCTTTTAATTCATCACTCTTCATAATAATCACTCAACTTATTCATTTTTATTTTCGGTTTCCTTTTCTTTCTCTTTTTCTCTCCTAAACCTAGTAATCTACATTCAGAATTATTCAGTTTAGTTCTCGCCCAATTAGCGAACTCTTCATCTTTCAATAATTGCCTAAGCAATCTTTCATCTCTAACTTTTAATCTTCTACAAAGATATGGTATCTTAGAATAAGAACCTCTCTTTGGAAAAGATGGTCTTGAATAATTCTTACCATTGTAAGAATATCCTAACATCTCATAGAAGTATCTTTGACTCCATCTTCTCTTAACAACTCCATCTACAAACAGTATTTTGTTTGGATGAATATTCTCAATTAACCAAGTCATAATTTGAGTATCCGCAGGTTTGTTAAACTTCAGTAAATCTACTACTAAGTCTCTATCACTATTCTTTAGATATTCCATAATCAAAGAAAACATATCTCTCTCATTAGAGAATGGTTCTTCACATCTAGGTGCTAATTCCTTAATCTCATCTCTGAGATATTTGGTTTTACCTGCTCTCTTGAACTTCACCATATTCTTGATAGAAGAAGGAACATCTTTTTGATTTAGAGAAGTCATTACTACAGTACCGCCATAGTTTCTGAGAACATTTAGAATCTCATCTGTCTTTGGCTTGTAGTGAATATCTTCAATAATTATTCCTCTTTCTTTTGGTAGTGAAAAGACATCATGTATTTCCATATCATTAGCGTAGTAGATAATAGCATCTTCAAACATCTCCTTTGCCATAGTAGATTTACCGCTACCATGTTTTCCGGTAATTACTATTGTTCTATCTTTATTTATATCTTTAAGTCCCATTAAATCAAACCCTTAATCATTAATATTCTATCCAAGCCATCTAATGTTAGATGCTCTTTGTTATTCATTATCTCTATCACGGTTCTAAAATCTGCCCACTGATTTCTAGCGTCGGCTAAACTTTGTGGAATCATTTCACATATTTTGTGTAAATCTGAAATCTTAGT